CTAAGGGGGCGCCATGAACGTCGTCGCACTGGTCGACTTCCACGACAACCTCAGGGACGTGGACCGCAGGCGCGGTGAGGAGTTCATCGTATCGCAGGAGCGTTACGAGGAAATCAACGCCGCAGGAGCCGCTAGCTGGTTCAACGGCCCGTTCGTAGAGGAGGTCGTCCGCGAGGTCCCGAAGGAGACCCCCGAGTCCCGGGCCAAGAAGGCGCCCGCGCGCCGCAGGGGAGCCGCGAAGTGACGCTCCTGGCGGACATAAAGGCATCCCTGCGCATCTCTTCGGACGCATTCGACGCCGAGGCCCAGATGCTGATCGACGCCGCCCTGTACGACATGGAGAGGGCGGGAGTGAATCCCGCCCTCCTGGAACTGTCCGAGGGCGACATATCGAACAGCTTCGTCAAGCAGGCCGTCACGGCATGGTGCAAGGCCAACTTCGGCTACGACAACCCCGAGGCCGTGCGCTTCGAGGGCGTCTACGACCGCATCCTCAACTCGCTGCTCAACTCTTCGGAGAACATCGCGGCGAAGGAGGACGCGGAACCCGAGCCCGAACCCGAGCCAGAGCCTGAGCCAGAGCCCGAGCCCCAGCCGGAAACGGAGGGGTAGCCGATGCGCTGGAACGAGACATGCACCCTCATCGCAAAGGCTTACACGCCCGATGACGAGGGCGTCATGCAGCCTACCGACACAACGACCGTCGTGTTCTGCAACCCGCAGCATGTGGGTGCCAACACATGGTCCTCGATGTACGAGATCGGCATCTCGATCGACGCGAAGCTCGAGGTCAGGACCGCCGACTACGACGGCCAGAGGGATGTCCTCTACCGGGAGAAGTACTACTCGGTCGAGGTCGTTGAGGAGAAGGGCGACAAGACGCTGCTCACGCTGCGACATCAGCAGTCCGACTCCGACGACAGCGTTGAGACGCAAGGTGAAACCACTGGTGAAACCCCTGGTGAGACACCTGGTGAGACGCCCGATGAAGGCGGCGGTACGAATGGGTAGGGATATCCCCGTAGACCTGGACCGCTTCGCTGTCGGCCTCGAGCAGCTCATAGGCGACCTGCCCGGACGATGCGACGAGGCGCTCGAGAAATCGGTGCGCCAGTCGGTCAGAAGGACGGCTCAGAACCTGAGGAGCGGCGAGTACGGCGCGAGCGGAAGGCACGAGTGGTCCGAGGAGTACATGGAGGGGTTCACCAGCCATGTGACCCATGAGGGCGCGAAGACGGTGGGCGAGGTCGGCAACAAGGCCAAGCCCGGTCTGGTCCATCTGCTCGAGAAGGGCCACGTGACCCTGAACGGAAGGAGGACGGCCGCGTTCCCGCACATGGCGCCGGCGTTCACCGACATGGAGGAGGACTTCATCGAGCGGGCGGAAGCGGCCATAGGCGCCGTGTTGGAGGGCTGAGATGTCGCACGAGAAGGTATACAAGGCCGTCTCTCAACACGTCCTGTGCTGCCACATGGAATGGCCCAACGACTCGAAGCCCGATCCTCCGTTCGCGGCCTACCTGCTGGACTACGACATCCCGATATGCGCCGCCGACGTGCAGATAGCCGTCAAGCGCAAGTGGATGGTCGAGCTGTACGAGAAGCGCCGCGACAGGAAGCTCGAGGAGGAGCTCGCGACGACGCTCCGCACCGAGTTCGGATCGGTGCGACGCGACGAGAACTGGATAGAGAACGACAACCTCCTCCAGGTTGTCTACACGTTCTACGAGATAGAAGGAGAGTTCGATGGCTAACAAGATTCGCTACGGACTGCGCAACGCAAAGTATGCGGTCTACAACCCCGCGACCGGCGAATACGGGACCGTCAAGGACCTTCCCGGCGCCGTGTCGCTGACGCTTACCCGCGAGGGCGGGGACAGCTCCGATTTCTACGCCGACGACGGCGTGTACTTCACGTTCACCGCCACCAACGGCGGGTACTCCGCCGACCTGGCGCTGGCGCGCGTCACCGACCAGGTGCGCGTCGACCTGCTTGGCGAGGTCGCCGACCAGACCACGGGCGTTCAGTTCGAGGTCACCACGGCCGAGCCGCCGCAGTTCGCGCTCATCTGCGAGATGCAGGGCGACCAGAACCCCGTCGGCTACGTGTTCTACAACTGCAAGGCCAACCGCCCCGAGTTGAGCGCGAACACGAAGAACGACAACCCGAGCGTCGACACCGACACGCTGCCCATCCGCATCGCGGCCCAGCAGTTCACCTACGACGGCAAGCAGACGCCGTTCGTCCAGGGCCACATCGAGAAGACGAGCACGAACGCATCGCTGTTCAGCGCGTTCTTCGCGAACGTCGTGGTTCCCGGCGGCAGCCAGTCCGGTCTGTCCGCGTAAGGAGGGTAGATGTTCGAGGTCGAGATAGGCGGCGAGAAGGTAAAGGCGGAGGTCACGTTCGGGACTGCCCAGCTCTACGAGATGGAGTTCAGGAGCGACCTCATCCAGGACCTGTACGGAGTGCAGACGGCGGAGCCCACGATAGAGCTCGAGGAGCCGGACTCGGACGATCCCGAGGCCGTCAGGGAGTTCGTCGAGAAGGTGCTCGAGGCGCCCGAGGAATACATCGCCAAGGTGGATTTCACGAAGGTGAGCTGGAACGCGATCATGCGCGTGCTCTGGGCCGCCGTCAAGACCGCAGACAAGAACGCCCCCGGCTACACCGCCTGGATGCAGAAGGCGGCGGGGGCGAACCTCTGGGACATCCAGGAGACCCTGGGCGCTGCGGTGACCGAATGCTTTTTTCGTCCCAAAGCTGCCCGAGAGGACTCATAAGGGCTCAAAGCCCTCCGGCGATAAGTCTAAGAGGCCGTACACGCAGATGATGCTGTGCGGCCTCGAGGCGGGGCTGTCCATGGAGGACATGCGCCGCATGAAGTACACGCACCTGATGCAGGTCCTGTTCGAGTGGGAGGACATGCACGGGGCAGACGTCGACGAGGTGGTCGACGCGACGGGGGCCGACGTCATGGCCCTGGCGAATTTGTAAGGAGTTGAGGACATGGCCGATGCTTTCCGCGGCTTGACGATACGGCTGGGAGCCGATGCGCGCCCGCTGCAATCGGCCATAAGCTCCATCACCAGGAGCGCGGCGCAGGCGCAGACGCAGCTTTCAAAGCTCAACAAGGCCCTCAAGTTCGACTCCACGAACGCCGCCATGATGCAGTCGCGCATCGACCTGATGGGCGACAAGGCGCAGCATTCCGCAAGGGCCGTCGCGAAGATCTCGACCGCCATGAAGCAGGCAACGTCCGAAAGCGGCGACCTGCTCACCAAGCTCGGGCTTTCCAGCTCGAAGTTCAAGGACATGGCGCGCAACACAAGAGAGGTGTACGCGGCCACGCAGAAGGTGCGCGACGAGCTCTACTCGGTAGATGCATCGCTGCAGCATATCTACGACTCTATGGCGCAGGTCGCAAAGAGGATGGATAACCTCGGCAAGAGCAACGCGCTTGCCGTGACCATAGCTCGCCTTAACAAGATATCCGATAGCGACGCGGTCAAATACCTCGAGAAACTCCGTGAGCAGATCAAGGCCGGCGGCGATGCTGCCAAAGATGCCCAGGCCGAGTACGACAAGATGCTCAGGGAGTTCAACGACAACGACGCGATCAACTACATCAAGAAGCTGAAGGAGCAGACCAAGGGAACCGGCGATGCCGTAGAAGCAGCAAAGGCCGAGTTCAAGAAGCTGTTCGAAGAGGCTTCGAAGTCGACGAAGATAAACGAGCTATTCGGCCAGCAGAAAGGCCAGGTCAAAGAGCTCGAAGCGACATACAAGAGCCTTATCGAGCGAGAGAAGGAGCTGTCCGCCGAGCAGAGGCTGCTGAACTCCATCGAGGGGTTCAGGGCCATGAAGGTGAACGCCCAGCTCTACAGAGCCGAATTGAGGCAGGCTGTTTCCGAAACAGCTCGCCTCAAGTCAGAGCTCTATGCGCTGGGCACAGGCGGCAGGCTTTCCAAAGCGGTGGCCGACGTCAAGCTGCTTGACGAGGCAACGGAGAAATCCGTCGCCAACGCACGCAAGATGGTCGAGGCGTACCGGGCGTTCCCCAACAACCTCGATGCAACCGTCGGCAAGATACGCGCCGTGGCAGCTGCGCAGAGCACGCTCGAGGAGAAGATCAAGGCGATCAAATCGGCGATGGCGCAGCTCCGCTCCGACCCGGCGTTCGACAAGCTGGCGGCTGATTCGAAGGAAGCGTACGTCAAGGCGATGGAGGTCGAGAGCAAGTACACGAAACTCGCAAGCTCGCTGAAGGTCGTAGATGAGAGGGCGACGCAGCTCAAAGCGACTCTCAAGACGATGGACGAGAACGGCGCTGACAAGACCTCTGCCGAATACAAGAACGTCGCTAAGAATATCGAGCTTGCTGAAAACGCGGCGAGGGAGCTGAAGGCTAGGCTCGCGTCGATTGATGACCAGCATGCCGCAGCCGCTCTCGTGACCGAGTACAAATCGCTCGAGACGCAGCTCGCAGCAGCCAGGACAGAGGCCGCAGCGTTGCGCAGCCAGGTCAGCGCGATCCGCTCGTTTTCAAACTTCGGCAAGGGCATGAGGGAGTTCGGCTTCGGCATGTACGCATCCGTTACTCCGGCCCTCATGATGGCCGGACGCTACGCGGTGCAGGTGGCAGATGAGATCGACGCAGCATATCGCGACATGCGCAAGACCGTCAACGGAACCGATGCCGACTTCGAGAAGCTCAAGGAGAGCGCGATCGAGTTCTCCAAGACCCATGTCACGTCTGCCGACCAGGTCCTCGAAATCGAGGCGATCGGTGGACAATTGGGTGTGGCGGTATCCAATCTCGAGGCTTTTGCAACCACCGTCTCAAATCTCGATATCGCCACGAACATGGATGCGGAGGACATCGCGACCACCCTCGGCAAGATGGCTTCCGTCATGGGCCT